TTTTTTTCTTTACCTATATTATAATATGGGTGGTGGACTCATGCAACTAGTAGCTTATGGCGCACAAGATGTGTATTTAACTGGTAATCCCCAGATCACTTTCTGGAAGGTTACTTACCGTCGTCACACTAACTTCGCGATGGAATCCATTGAACAAACCTTCAATGGTCAAGCCGACTTCGGTCGCCGTGTCCAGTGCACTGTTTCCCGTAACGGTGACTTGGCATACCGCACTTACCTTCAAGTGACTCTTCCCGAAATCAGTTCTTCGGACTCTCCCCACGCACGTTGGTTGGATTGCCCCGGTGAACAAATGGTTTCCATGGTTGAAGTCGAAATCGGTGGTCAGCGCATCGACCGTCAATATGGTGACTGGATGCACATCTGGAACCAATTGACCCTTACTTCTGAACAAGAAGATGGTTACAACAAGATGGTTGGTAATACCACCCAACTTACTTATTTGACCGACCCTGACTTCGCTGAAGTTGCAACTGCTTGCTCTTCCGCTTCGGTCCCTGAAGCTGTCTGCGCCCCACGCAAGGCTCTTCCCGAAACGACCTTGTATGTTCCTTTGCAATTCTGGTACTGCCGCAATCCTGGTCTTGCCCTTCCTTTGATCGCCCTTCAATACCACGAAGTCAAGATCAACATCGAACTTCGCCCATTGGACGAATGCTTGTTCGCTGTCAGTGCCGTCAGCCCAACTGGAGGTGCTAACTTGAAGTCGACTGCTGCCTACAGCAAGTCTCTTGTTGCCGCATCTTTGTATGTTGACTACATCTTCTTGGATACGGATGAACGCCGACGCATGGCCCAAAATCCCCATGAATATTTGATCGAACAACTTCAATTCACTGGTGATGAATCCATCGGATCCTCCAGTAACAAGGTTAAACTTAACTTCAACCACCCATGCAAGGAACTTGTCTGGGTTGTCCAACCTGATGTTAATGTTAGCTACTGCGATTCTTTCGTTGCCGGAAAGAACTTGCACTCTGCTTTGGGTGCTCAGCCATTTAACTACACGGATGCTTTGGATGCACTTCCTCACTCCATCCGTGCCTTCTCCAGTGACGCTCAAGTCCAAAGTGTTATCGATGCCAGTGGTATGTTCGCCGATTCTGGTGCCCTTGATGTAAGTGGAGACGGTCAAACCGGTATCGAATCCGATGTTTCGGGTGCCTTGAATGCTGCCGCCAACGCCGCCTCTGGTGTTTCGGATGCTGGTGCATTCGTTCTTGCCGAAACGGCCCTTAAGATGCACTGCTGGGGTGAAAATCCAGTTGTCACTGCCAAGTTGCAACTTAACGGACAAGACCGATTCAGTGAACGCGAAGGTTCTTACTTCGATGTTGTTCAACCATTCCAACATCACACTCGTTCCCCAGATGCCGGTATCAATGTTTACTCATTCGCCCTTCGCCCAGAAGAGCACCAGCCATCTGGAACCTGTAACTTCAGTCGCATCGACAACGCAACCCTTCAATTGGTTGTTTCTGCCGCTGCCATTGGAAACACCGCCACCGCTAAGGTGCGCGTCTATGCCACTAACTACAACGTCTTGCGCGTCATGAGTGGTATGGGTGGTCTTGCATACTCCAACTAAGTTTCTTAGTGGAATGCTATCATAACTTCATAATCTATAATTACTGATTTTTAAATAATAAAATTAATCACAATTTTATTATTATAATTATAACTATCATTATAACCATCATTATAACTATTATGATATCCCATTATATCCCTTAATTCATCCAAATTATTAAAATGTATTTTTATTTAAATATAATACGCCGATGTATATTAACATATATGGGACAAGCACAAAGTAAACAATATAATTTTGAAGATGTCCAACAAATCATAAAAAATAACAACAAAAATACTGTTATAATAAATGTCTTACCAGACTACGAACAAAATTGTTTAATTAAAAATACTTTAAATATCAAACATGAAATAAACACAATAAATGAACTATTAAAAACAAACAAATCAATCAATATTATAGTATATGGGCGAAATCATAGTGATATAAATGTAGAGAAAAAGCATAAACAACTGGTATCTCTTGGTTTCTATAATGTGTTTGTTTATAGAGGAGGATTGTTTGAATGGTTAACTCTTCAAGATATATATGGGAGAGATGAGTTCCCCACCACTAATGATGAACTCGATATTTTAAAATTTAAACCCCCTAGTTATTTAAATAATAACTTACTTACAAACGGTATTGACTGAGTGCTGACTTAGTATACGGTTACTCGCAAATATTTAACCAACTATATTTAATTATTTAATTAACAATATTTATTCAGCAAACTATTATAAAATTGATTTATAATAATTTGTTATGAAACATACATAACACATACCTACCTTCTTACACCACCTACATAAACAAACAAACAAACAAACAAACAAACTTAAACTTATCACAGGTTAATATCATTATGAATCTTACTCAACAAAAACTTACAAAAAGCGAATGGGATTTTCTTGAACTTCCTGTGCATAAAAAGGAACTATACATACTTAAGTTTATACACAACTCACATAACAATATAAATGCTTCTGAAAATCCCAATAACTCACTGATTGGCTATCTAAAAATCAATGTTGAAGATTACGAAGACTTTCACAAATACTTTTATAACAAATTTTATGAAGAACCAATCCATCAAATTATAAAACAACATAAGTTAAAATACAAACTGCGTATCAACATAAAAAAACTAAGCATTAAAAAAGCAAATAAAATCAGAATACGAAATATAAATACAAGTGAGCTATTAAAAAACAAAAATATATTTGAAAACCTTTTGATGGAGCAAGTTGTGATGTATTTCAATCAATCTAGCAGCTCCAAAAAATGCTACTATTATTATGCATTACTACAACTCTCTAAAAAAAATATAAAACACATAAACTACTTATTATTGAAATTTGTTAATTATGTATTGGACACTTTTAAAGAAAGCATTGAAATAACCAACCTCATTAAATATTCACATCAATACATTGAAGAAAACAAGTTGTTGTCGCAATACAATGATGTGTGCTTGTTTAATCATCAACGCAAAATGATTAGTTTAATCAAAGACAACCAAGATCCAAAATTAATATTATATCAAGCACCTACTGGGACTGGAAAAACAATGACACCACTTGGGTTAGTCAATGATAAAAAAATAATATTTACTTGCGCGGCGAAGCATGTGGGTCTTCAATTAGCAAAATCATGTATTGCTCTTCATATCCCAATTGCCATCGCATTTGGTTGCGAAACACCGGATGATATTCGTCTGCATTATTACGCGGTAACTGATTTCGTGAAAAATAGGAAATCAGGTGGTATATTTAGAGTAGATAATAGCAACGGTGCGAAAGTTAAAATCATCATAACCGATATTCAGTCATACTTGCCTTCGATGAATTATATGATGGCATTTAATAAACCAGACGACTTGTTGTGGTATTGGGATGAACCCACTATTACACTTGATTACACAGAGCATTTGTTTCATAACATAATGAAGAAAAACTGGGACAATAATAAAATACCGAGCGTGGTTTTATCTTCGGCTACATTGCCGTCTTGCGATGAGATATATCCAATGGTTTCCACATTTAAAAGCAAATTTAAAGGAGAACAGTTTAATATAGTTAGTTATGATTGTAACAAAACCATTCAATTATTAAACACAAAAGGTAATGTAGTAGTGCTACACGATGAATTCGACGATTATCATGCGTTTAAAAAAAGTGTTAAATTTGTAGAAAAAAACAAAACACTACTACGATATATCGATGTAAAACAAGCATCCGAATTTATTGTGTATGTGCTAAAACACGCGGAAAATATCAAATCACGCTATAAACCAAGCGAGTATTTTGAAAATATTTCCGATATTACAATCCATTCTATTAAGTTGTATTACTTAAAGTTATGCAAACATATCACTGAAAACGATTTTAAACAATACAAAAAAGGAAAATCAACGACAAGTAGCAAGTCGATGATTAAAATTACAACAAGTGATGCGAAAACACTAACGGATGGACCTACTATATTTATGACAAATGATGTTGAAAAGATAGGCTTATTTTACTTAAAAGCATCAAACATACCTGAAACAGTATTGACTGACTTGCTTAATATTATTGACACAAACGAAGAATATCGAGAAGCGTTAAATGCGATTATTAAAGAAGAAAAAGAGCGAACCGATAAAATAAGCGATAAAGTGTTGGATAGTGCCAGGTCAAATGATAAGGAAGTAAAAATACAAAATGAGTATAATAAAAAAGTCGGCGAATTCATGAAGAAAATGAAGAAAATAGAATTAAGTCCGGAATACATACCAAACAGGGAAGAACATTACAAAAAATGGAATCCCCATACGGAACTACCAGGCAATTTATTTACTAGTAATATAGACGAACAAATAGTGGAAGATATTGTATCGTTAAATGTAAATAAAGAGTGGAAATTGCTGTTGTTAATGGGTATTGGCGTGTTTAGCAGTAAAGCAGATGTAAAATACATTGATATTATGAAAAAGTTGGCAGAAGCACAGCAATTGTATGTCATTATTGCTTCATCGGATTACATTTATGGAACAAACTACCAGTTTTGTCATGGATATTTATCAAAGGATCTGCAGAATATGACTCAAGAAAAGTTGATACAAGCATTGGGAAGAGTAGGTAGAAAAAATATACAAAAGTCATACAGTATTCGGTTACGAGATGATAAAATTGTAGAAAAGTTGTTTACAGAAGAAAAAGATAAAATAGAAGTAAAAAATATGAACCGGCTATTTGCTTAAGTAAACAAACCAAACAAACAATAACCGGACTACATAATATTACATAATACGATTAATTAAAAATAATAAAATATATTTTTATTATTTTTTACTTTATTTTGTGCCATGTTGCGTTGCGCTTAACTTGGCTTCTTCTTTACACACATCTTTATATACATTATACAAACGAGCACATTCCTTCATGTTAAAAGTAACATTTACAGTTCCTGACTCACATAATACCCAGTCTAAAAGTGCTTGGCTTTTTCTACTAAGATTATTCATATCGTTATTGGAATGTCTATCATTATTGTTATTATCTACCGTTGGCATTTACTTTAACTATCATATAATATTTAAGTTAGTTATTATAAAATATTTACAATCCTCCTCGAAGTCGCAATACCAAATGAAGAGTTGCTTCTTTTTGAATGTTATAATCGGTAAGTGTTCTACCATCTTCCAACTGCTTTCCAGCAAAAATCAAACGCTGTTGATCTGGTGGAATACCTTCTTTATCTTGAATCTTTTGCTTTACATTTTCAATTGTATCACTTGGTTCTACATCCAATGTAATCGTTTTGCCAGTTAAAGTTTTTACGAAAATTTGCATCTTATAATTATTATCATTTAATTGTTTTTAAATTAGTTTGATAATACTTGTAATAACTCCAAGTATAGTCTATTCTATTCTATTCTATTCTATTCTATTCTATTCTATTCTATTCTATTCTATTCTATTCTATTCTATTCTATTCTATTCTATTCTATTCTATTCTATTCTATTCTATTCTAATCAA